AGCACTAATTTAACGGGTGCGCCTTATGAGTTAACAATTTCTAGCTCAGGGCTAACAACTCTTTCAATTTATTATTTATTTGAAAGCAGCCCGTTGTTGCTGGCTGGAAATTATGTATCTGGTTTTGCTGAAATTGCTAGCACAGGCGGTTCGCAATTAGTTAGTCTTATTTATCAAGATTCAGATGGCAATCAAACTATTTTAGCTGGACCTACAAATACAAATTCTGATAATTCGTTTACTACAATTCAAGGCACGGCCCCAGTTACAATACAAAATACTGCATCCGCTCCCGCTGGATTTGTTCAATTTGTTATAGAACTTGTTGCAAACATTACTTTTAAAATAACTAGCACTCAAATGGTGTCAGTTACTTCATCAACTGCGTTGCCAGGATATTTGCAACAATCTGTTGACTTACAAACAAGCGGTTTGTATTGGCATGATAAACCACAATTAGAATTCAAACCAATACCAAGTTATTTGGTTGGTTGGGATTTTCCGTTAAATCCTGCTCAATTTTTAGGTAAAACTGTTGGAGCAAGTGCCAGTCAATCGTATTATGTGTGGGATCAGACTATTGTTTATCAATCTACTGTAAATCGCGTTTTAACGTCCCAAGAAACTAATGGCGCAATAAAATTAACAGCAACAGGCGGCACTGTTCAATTGGCTTTAATTCAATATTTAGATGGTTTTCAAGTACAAAAAATATTAACAAACAATCTTAGCGTTAATTTAAATTGTTTATCTGCGCAAGCTGTAACTGGTTCGGTTTCTTTATGGTATACCAACAATGCATCTTTACCTAATATTACATCTGGCGTGTCCGTAGTAACCACGCTTGATGCTTTTGGTTATCCTTCCGCTGTTGCATCAGGCTGGACAGAAATTACAAATCTTTATGGTACGCAACGTTTTACAGGCACATCTACATTTACCAATATTGGTTTTAATGGTTGGCAGGCTTTATCAACCGCAACGGCCGCAGCTGCAAAATATTTTGCTATTGTTGTTGGAACTGGCAGTATTGGTGCTGGTAATGGCATATCATTTCAATCCATTTCTCTTGTGCCGGGCGACATACCCACAATTCCTGCGCCTAAAACATTTGATGAAACATTAAGAGAATGCCAGTATTATTATCAAAAATCTTTTATATCAAGCGTTGTTCCTCAAAATAATGCGGGTCTTACTTCAGGTCCAACATATTATACGCAAGCAAGAGATCAACCAGATATTAATTACATTCCCGTTCGCTTTGCTGTTCCTATGCGAACAATTCCAGTTTCACCGCCAATTTTTTATAATCCAACATCTGGCGCAACAGGCCAAATTTTAAACGTAAGCACAGGAGCTAGTTATACGCTAACTGGATTAAGCACCGCTGGCACAGCGGATACATTGTCTGCAAATGGGTTTGTAATACAAGGCACTCCAGATGGAACGTCTACATCAGCAAATGTGTTGGCAATAAATTGGGCAGCTGATGCCCGCTTAGGAGTAATTTAATTATGAGTACAAAGTTTAACATGATTCGCGATATTTCTGGATATAACGGTTTTGGGATTACACCAACTTACGATGTCCAAGGATGCTCACTAGCAGCAAGTACAGCGCAAACATTCACCGTACCAAGCAATTATGCAAATTGGATTGCAATATTTAGTTATACGCCTGGCGTAAACGTTTTTATTGATTTTACTGGCGCCACGGCAACAGTTCCTAGTGGCACAGTAGGCGCTATTACTACTGTTCTTAATCCATCTGCCCGCTCGGTAAAAGGCGGTAGTACATTTAGTGTTATTACAAATAGTTCAACGGCACCTTTTATTACCGTTGAATATCAAATTATAGCACCTTACCAAAATTAAGGATTAAAAATGGGCGTATTGCAAAATCCATTAGGGATCAACTTAACTGATTGTATGCCTATTATTAACCCGCCTTTTAATAACTCTGATTATCAAGGTCAATCTTTTCCGCCACCAGGGTCAGAAAGAATGATTACCGAGACAGGTATTTATATGATAACTGAGACTTCTTTAGATTTCATGATTACGGAGTAAATAATGGCAGATATTAAGTGGAGTGCATTTCCCGATGGCGGCGCAATGGTTGCAGGCGACCAGCTTGTAGGCTTAAGAAGTGGCGCAAATACCCGTTTAACGCCTGTATTACCAGCTTCAGCTACTTCTATAACAGCAACAGGTGGAACAACAACACTGACGTCCAGTAGCGCGCAGACGCAAATAGTTAATGGAACTACGTTTCAAATAATTCAAATGCCTAACACCTCAACTTTAACTTTAGGTCAGAAATTTATTATTATTAACAATACGTCGACCACTACATACGGTTCTGTAATTAACGATTCTACCTCTACTTTTATGATGGATTGTTTGCCAGGGGTCCAATATTTATGTACTTGCACATCTACTAGCGACACTACTTTTACTGGGTGGGATATTGTTGCATTAACATTTTCTTTGCCACTATTACTAAATTATTCAAATTTGGTTTATACCCCACCGCCTCCGATCTCGATTAATTTGGCTACTGCTGTTTCTGTAACTATAGGATCAATATCAGTACCTATTAATGGGGTAAATTATTTTAATGTATTAGGGTACGCTACCAATGGGGTTGCATTCATTGGAAATGTTGCATTAAATTATGGAAATGTTCAAACAACAGGGACACTTCCTGTAGGAGCATCTGTAAGTTGGACTTCATTGACTGGAAATCAATTAATAAGTGCGTCTAATGTTAACTTTAGCAACGCTGCATTAGTTACTGTATCGTTTCCTAAAATAGCATATATAACTGGAACGCTGACACTCGGAACTACTTCATTTTCAACTTTAACATTAAGTAGTCTTATAATTTTAGGCGCATTTACTATTAATAGCACATCTTTGACATCCGTTAATTTTTCTAATGCTCAATCTATACAAGGAGCATTTACTATAACGTCTGGGACGGCATTAACCACTATAAATTTACCTTCCATAACATTTGTAGGCGGAGCAATTTCAGGAACTGCTGTGGCATTAACTTCTTTTGTATTAACAAATTTAAGTTATATATTGGGAGCATTTAGTTTAACGGCTGCGGTTCTAACCACTCTATCGTTACCTTCATTGATTCAAATAGGTGGTGCATGGTCAACCACCATGGCTTTAGTGACAACCGCAACATTTACAAGCCTTCAAACAGTAGGAGGCGCAGTATCAGCATCATTTGCAGCATTAGCTACATTAACATTTCCAGCAATCGTATCATTTGGATCAACAGTTACATTTGTAGCTGCAAACCTTGTAACGTTTTCTATGGGAGCCACATTGAAATCTGTTGGCGGTAACTGGTCTATGGCAGGGATGAAATTAGATCAAGCCTCAGTTGACGGCATTTTAGTCTCATTGGCAGCATTAGACGGAACTGGCGGCACAACAGCATATAGTAGCAAAACGGTTAATCTTTCAGGTGGTACTAGCGCAACCCCAAGTGCCACAGGACTGGCTGCTAAAGCTGTGTTAGTGGCACGTGGATGTACGGTAACAAATAATTAATTAATATAATTATTTCCAATTCGTTCATGAGAATAATTGTTTAACCGGGTGCATAATGAAAAAGAAACCATCTGTTGTAATGACTAAGAAAGACAAAAATCCAGAAGGTGGATTGTCTGCCGCTGGAAGAGCTAAATACAACGCCGCAACAGGCGGAAATTTACAGGCGCCTGTTAGTGCCAAAGCTGCTGCTGAAAGTCCTAAAAAAGCTGCTAGACGCTCTAGCTTTTGCGCTCGCTCTGCTGGACAAAAAGAAATGCATAACATAGACTGTAGCAAAACACCTAAAAAGAGGATTTGTCTTGCTAGAAAAAAATGGGACTGCAGTTAAAAAATGCACTAAATGTAAAATAGAAAAAAGCTTTGATAGTTTTCATAAAAACAAAAATAAAAAATTTGGTTTAGAGCCGGCATGCAAAGAATGCACAACCAAAATGAGACACAAAGATTGCGTGCTGTGCCCAATAAATATTGACGAAAAATTTGTTGTAAATTTTGATACATCGAAGTATGAAAGTTTGCATGGTTTTTGCAGAAATTGTCGTAAAAAATTACACAAAATACAATTAAAAGTCGGTGGAAAAGTTTGTAGAAAATGTAATATTAATTTGCCGTTTGGAGATTTTCCACATCATAAACATACTTATGATGGATTTGATAGCTGGTGTAAAAAATGTAGAAAAACTTATCGATTTGAGATTAAACAAACATTAGATACGCATATTCGAGCTATTTTGGCTAGAGCTAAAGAAGATAGAAGAAAATTAGAAGTTGGAATTGATTTACAATATTTAAAAAATTTATGGGATGCTCAAGATGGCAAATGCGCAATTTCTGGTTTAATTATGGACCATACAAGAAACCCTAGAAAGCACAATCTATATAATGCGTCCTTAGACAGAATTAATAGCTCGAAAGGGTATATTATTGGAAATGTACAATGGTTGTGTTGGATGGTTAATCGTATGAAAGGTGAGAATACAACAGAGCAATTAATTGAAATTTGCGCTAATATAGTTAAATATCAGGCCCATGAAAGATGAAAAATGAGTTAACTTAACTAAATTTAAGGATTAAAAATGACCATTTTAAACATTCAGACACAACCACCTGCTGGTCAAACAGCTGTTACCTCTTCTACTTCGTCAACACAATCAACGTTGCCAAATTTAATTTACATATTAACAGATGACACATACGCAGAAGTAACAGCTACCGGTTATTTAACTAGCTCTAAAGCTCAAGGCAATTCATTTGCTAATAATCAAATGGCGTTGGTATATACCACTGATGAAGGTCCTGTGTGGTTAAAAGTAGTTATTACGTATTCCGGCGCTAGCGTATTAAACACAGTTGTTAGTCTTGTAGAAATTAGCTCTCCAGGAAGCGTGGCATTACCAACAATCACTAACCATTTGATGGTTTCAACTAATACATCTGGAGATTTAGCAAATTTAACTGGTACAGCTATTAATAACGGTTCTTTGCAAGCAGGATTAAGCGGCACAGCAGGTTCATTAATTTCTTACCCCGCAACCGCATCAAAAGGCGCGTTAATTGTTTCTGGCGTTGCAAACACAGGAAACACAAACGTTACAATTAGTAACGCAGCTCACGGTCAAGCAACAGTTTATAGTATTGGCGACATTGGCGCGTCTACTGGCGGCTTGGTTGCTGCCACAAGTGCCATTTCTATGAAATCTGTTGCAGCTGCCGCTGCTGCTGGTGGCGCTGCCGCTCAATCATTTACTGATGCATTTTGTACTTCAGGAAGCGTAGTAATTGGCAATTGGGTAGCTCAAACTAATGCCGCGTCAGTTCTTAAAATTGTTCCTGGTACCGGCTCTTTTGTTGTTACAAGCTCCGCTGACGCGGGCGTCGGAACTTTCAGTTATATTATTATAAAATAAATCAATAATAATTTATTTTGTGTTAATATAATTACGAGGGTTTTCCACTCCCCTTACACTTCATGTTACAGCCCTGCTTGCAGGGCTGTTTTATAAGGATTTTTGAATGAAGACCAGATACCTATCTATTTTTTATGTAATTTTAACCTGCATATTAGCCTCATACGTTTATTACGATTACTTACAATACAAATCAGTGCCCATAATTGAAAAAAATGTTTCCGCTGACGACATAGTTGATGAAATAAAAAATCTTGATTCAGAAAATGATTCGTATTGGGAAGAAGAATGAGTAATCAAGAACTGATTGATAAACTAATTGAACATGAAGGCGTCAAATCTTTTGTATACAATGACATAAATGGATATTCTACTATTGGTATAGGAAGATGCGTAGACTCTCGTATTGCAGGCTCAGGCCTGTCCATTGACGAATGCATGTATTTGCTCAATAACGACATTAATAAATTTAAAAAACAAATTCAGTCATATGATTGGTTTCAACAATTAGATTCAGTTAGACAAGACGCAATTGTTGAGCTTTGTTTTAATATGGGGACAAATAATTTTTTAAAATTTAAAAAAACTATTGCCGCACTTCAACAAAAAAACTTTAAACTTGCATCAAAAGAATTGTTAAATTCTAATTGGGCCAATCAAGTTGGCAAAAAACGCGCCAATGATATTTCATATAGACTAGAGCATGGCAAATATTGATGAAACCCGAACAAATAGAGCAAATTAAAATTGTTGATTGGGTAAAACAGTGTACAAGCATTCCCGTCATTCATATTGCAAATGAACGCTTAACATCTCCTCAGCAAGGCGCACTATTAAAACGCATGGGGGTTTTAGCAGGTGCGTCAGATTTATTTTTCCCTAGACCTAGTAAAGGCCTTCACGGTATGTGGATGGAAGTTAAAACGCTTACAGGAAAATTAACATTATCTCAAATTCAATTTTTAGCCGACAGAGAAAGTGAAGGATATTTTGGTATTGCATGTTATGGAGCAGAAGAAGCGATTGATACAGTCAAAAGATTTTATGATTTAAAATGAGTCAGCCACAATGCCGTCTAATACATGTGGCTATGATTCGTAAAACATTTTCAAAAAATGCATTACACAATAAATATATATTAAAAATATTTAATTCACAAGAAATTTCTATTGAGACAACATTATGAAACACGCAATATTACTATTAACCTTGCTTATAACGTCTTGTGACAATCAAAGTACAAACACAGCGCCTAGTGGCGCAAGCAATTTAGTTTCCAGTATGGCTTCTGGGTTTGCTGCTGGCGCAGGAGCTGCCGCTGGTCATCACGCAATTAATGGCGCCGTTAATAAATGGAAAGCACACCGTAGATTGCGTCAAATGCGTAGGCGTTAAAATATTTTTTTGTTAACAACATATTTGTCATGAATATTTTTTGTGCATACAATTTGATAAGGCGTTTTAATTTTTTCATTACTTAACATGTTTTTAATTTTTGCGTATGAATTTAAAGAAGTATAATATTTTGAAGGCGAATCAATATGATTTTTCATAAAATTAGACCAAAATATGTTTTTGCTTTGTTCGCTTTTTAAATAAAATGATTCAAATACTGTTTCATTGCCACAAATATATCTTGCATAAACTATAGGCATAAACGTATTAGGATGAACAGAAACCCAATAACTTGCTGCTTGGACATTTAGTGTATATTTTTCTTTTACAATGCGTTTTAATTTTTTGTTGGGGTCGACAAGTTCTTGTCGACATTGCTCGTTCCTGCAATGTCTTGCGGTAATGTCGTTCTGCACAAAACATCTTGGGCAAGCTTTAAACTGGAAATAATGTTGGCATCGTTGGCCGTGAACCATGCCATGACACCTGCGAGTATGTATCCCAGCTGGCGTATTGCACGTGTAGCAGATAAACGGTTTTTCTTCTTCTTCATGTTTATCTCTGGCTAACAAAGATTCATTTATTATAGGATTATCAAAGTCTGAAAATCTATCTAAATTTGCTGCATAATCAAGAATTAACCCATCTTTTTTAGTGGGGTGCAATCTAAGGCATCTTCCTACTGCTTGCACAAATAATGTTAAACTTTGGGTCGGCCTTAAAAAAACTGACGTATCAAAAAATGGGACGTTAACGCCTACAAGTAAGCATGAAACAGATATTAAATATTTTATTTTTCCGGCGCGAGCATCATTTAATATTTGATTTCGTTTTTCGTTGCTGGTTTCACCTATTATAATTTCAGCTTCTTGAGCGGGAAGTGCCCGCATGGCTTCATGGCAATGTGCGATAGTAGAGCAAAATATAAACGCTCCATTTCTATTGGCCATTATTTTTTGAACTTCTTGAAGAATTTCCCAAGTCAGTCGTTTGTTATCGTCAACAACGGCGTTTAAACTTTCGAGTTTAAAATTACCGTTTTTATCGACACAAAGACTTTTCATGTCCATGTCATCAACATATTTTTTACCGAATACCGGAGGAACAAGGTAATTGTTGTCTACAAGCCATTTTGTATCAATGTTAGCAACAGATGTTTTAAATAATGCGCTGTTGCCAACAATAGACTCGGATTTTCCATTGTTTAAACGATACGGCGTGCCAGTTAATCCTAATATACGCATAGGCTTATATAGTTGCTTATAATGCGTTAATATTTTCATAAACGTAGAATTTTGTTCTTTGTAAGAAATTCCATGTGCTTCATCGATAACAATCATGTTAAATTTAATATGTGATATTTTGTGATTAGACTTTATTGCTGAAAAAATTGATTGTGGGGTTGCAAAAATAATGTTGCTTGACCATTCTTTTTTGCGCATTGATGCACAAAAAACCGAAGCAACGCCACCATATTCTTCATATTCACTTGAATTATTTCTAACTAATTCGGCGCTATTGACTAAACAAAGGGCATTTTTGTTTTGATCTTCTAATGTTTTTAATATATTTGAAATACAAATTGACTTGCCGCCGCCAACAGACATATTAAATAAAACAGGCTCATCATTTTTTTTTAAAGCTTTCCAAGTTTCATTTACTGATTTTTCTTGGTACGGCCTAAGGCTTTTAATATTGTTCATTAATTTGTCTTTCTATTTCATTTAAAATTTGCTCTTCTGTAGCGTCTTCAATCATCCAAAAAATACGACGTAATTCTTGTTGTAATTTGGCTTGTTTAAAACTGGACGTATTAAACCATAACAATTCATTATTATTTTGAGTTTTCACATAATTCTGTAATAACTTTAGTTTTTCCATCTGGCGTCCTTGAAGTGTTATTTTTTTTTAATTTTCTTCTTAATCCAGAAACTTTTTTTTGTAATACTATTAATTGCTCTTCAAGTTCATCTAAAAGCAACATGTCTTCAAATCTTTTTTTATCAATCATGATTAAAAAACAAATTAGAGTTTATACTGGCAACTTGCATTTTAAGGTTATCAATATCATCAAGCGCTTTGCTTAATTTATTTTTTAACGCATAAGTTTCTTTAGAAAAAAAATATTCTCTATATTTTTCTTGAAAAGAATAATAAAAAAAACCAACCATCCCAAGGGCTCCTATTATTCCACCAATAAAACCCAAAGCTAACGCATTTAAATTATCCATGACAAACCTTTTTAAATTTACATCGATTACAAATTAAAAAAATAGCATTATTATTTATTTTTGGAGGCGGTTCATTGCACTCAGATATTATTTTTGCTTTTGTTTTTAATTCGTTGTAATAATTATTGTCATAATCTACGCATTCATGATGCAGCTCACTAGAATCTTTGTTCAAAGCCAATAAAATAGATTGTTTATATCCTGACATACCCATGTACGCTTGTAATTGTGCGTAATATATTTCATTCCATGCTTTTAATCCATGTTTAACAAACTTAGAAAATGATGAGCTTTTTGCGGTTTTTATTTCTATAATTATTGGATCATGATATTCAGACAATAATACGGCATCAGCATGACCTTGAAATATTGGTGTTTCAATATCTTGATAAAAAAGAAAATTGTTTGACGTTTCAGGCCTAACAATATTTAAACCAGATTTTTCAAGATAATTCAAAATTAAAGATTCAAGTTTTTTACCAATATCAAAAGTTATTTGAATATTAGATGGAACCTGATCACTCTCTAGACCTTTTAATTGGTACCATAAAAACCTATTACATTTATGACCTATAGAACTTGCCCCAATATAAGTTCTTAAGTCATCTGGTTTTTTTTCAGCTATTGTTTTTTTTATTAATGCTGTCAAATCCACCACACACTCCTTGTTTAAATTAATGCTGGTTTACGTCCAGCAACGTTTTTATCAAAAAGGGAGGTCGTCGTTTAAATCAATCATCTTAGGATTACGCGTCAATGCACTTTCAACGCCACGCGTAGGCTTGCTTATTACTTCTTTTTTAACGCCAACCATAGGCTCTATATCGCCAATTTTATGTAACTCAGAAACAAAATTACCCTCTATAATACCGCCATCATTTTTTGGCATAGACCATTCACGTATTTTAATGACAACTTGTTTGCCTATCATAGGCAACATATCCAAATCATCTGGCGCATTGCTATGTGTAGGTTTAAATTCACACAAAATCATTAACAATTTAAGCATGTTTAAATTTCTATCTATCTGTTCAGGCTTTCCGTTAAAGCATTTAATTTTTTGTGTAACTTCGCGATTTTTAAATTCTCCGTCCAATATTTTCCATGTCGCTTCATAATATTTCTCAGTGGTTGCAGTGTATTGATTGTCTTTTGTTACAGTAACAATTTTTTTTAACATTGCCGTAGCAACCGTACCATCCGGAATAATAGAAAAGTCCGAAATAAACGCATCTTCTGGTTTTCCTGTAATTTGCATGCCTGTGCCCGACAACCAAAATGATGTCATTATTATTCTCCTTTATTTAAAAAATCTTGAATTGCTTTAGGACTCAAATCACCTGTTTGCACTTCTCTAATTAAAAATTCAGTAAAAGTATACGCAACAACAATATTATTTTCATTGTTACCATCAAGCATAATATCCATGCCAGTTAATATATCGCGCAAGTATTTTACATTTTGTTTTGTTTTTCTTTTTATTTTTTTAATGTCCGACATTATTCCTCGCCATCAAAATAAGAAATCATTGATTCTTTAACAAACTGTAAATCATTATCAATAAATCGTTCTTCAAATAAACCAATAGGCGATTTAGCCAAATGAATACCGTCATTTTGAGTTAAAAACTTGTATTGCTCATCAACAATCAAACTATGCAGAACAATACTAAACATGCCTTCAAGTGTAATTTTATCTTCAAGCATTTTGCCTATGGTTTTACATCGAACTTTACCTTGTGTATCTGTATCAGAATGCGACAACACAAAGCAATGCAAGTCATCTCGCGTTGAAGTAAGGGTCTTAATGACCATCCAAGCATGCTGGCCAATATCGGTAAAGCGATCAAATCCCCGCTCACTGGCGCGCCTCATGAATTCATTAGCAAGTATGTATTGAAAGTCATCAATAATAATTGTTGTGATTTCTGGTCGTCTTTCATCAATAGCGCGAATATATTCGCATAATTTTGACCAATCATCAGACGAATAATAATTTTTATGCTCAAGATTATATTTTGATTTGTAACCCCTAAAAGGCAATGGTTTGTCGAGCACATTTAAAATAAATGTGCTTTTTGGGTCAAGATTTCTAATTGATGTAGATTTACCTGTGCCGCTTTGTCCTATAATAAGTGTTGTAGCGCTCATTGACATCCATCCTCATAAAGACCGCCATTTTGAGAGGCAATAATTTCTTCATAGCTTGGTTTTTGTGAAAAATCTTTAACACAAGCATTTAGCATCATCATAAATAGTAAAAGTACAAATAATCTCATGATTAAACCCCTGCAGTAATTTTCACATGAATTTTTTTAGGTTTCTTACTAATAGCTTGGCTAAGCAACAACAGTTCTTCTTGACTAGCATACTTTTCAGCATCCCTAATAATGGATTTATCTAAATCATAAGCAACACGTTGTCGAACTGGATTAAAACAAGCAGGAATATTTGCGCTAATAATATCCCATTCGTCTTTGTTTAAACTATAAATAAATCCCGTAGTAGCAGTTACTTTATGTTTGCCACATACATAAGTTTTGCTACCTTCGTCACCATGCCCTAACAATTCAACCAATCTAGGTTCTAATGTTTCTTTGACTCGTTGTAATTCGGCTATTTGATAATTAACGTTGTTTAACGTAGACACTAATTCTTTGATTTCATCATTAATATTCATTTTAAATTACCTATTAAATTGCGTCGGTATTTGACGTAACACAAGTATAGCAAGGCTTGAATTATATTGCAACTGTTGTATACTGTTATTTTTAATTGATAAGGTGATTATGAAATTAGATGAAGCGGTAAATTATTTTGGGAACATGTATAGGTTATCTAAAGAATGTGGTTTTTCGTTAGCTACGCCTTATTCATGGCGTTTAAGGGGGCATATTCCTTTTGAGTCACAATATAAGATTGAAAAAGTTAGTAAGGGAGCATTAAAAGCAAAGCTTGAAGACAGTAAGGGTTAAACATGACATTAAGTGTAAGTGAAAAGGAAGAATTGGAAAGCTTAAGGCAGTCGGCAAGGCTGTGGATTACTGATCCATTGGAACGTGCTTTTTTTGAGCTTGATTCAATATTAGAAAATCCCATGCCTAACCGACTTGATAGTGTAATGCCCACTAATTCATTTTATGTGTTAGCTAGGGCTTTAAAAGAACTTAAAAGGGCAATTGAAAAATGAAATGGTATTCAGTCAGAGAGCACCAACCACTTTTATCATGTTGTTGTGTATTGGTGGCCGTGAGAAACAAACAATATGACAGTATTTCATTATGGCTTGCCGAATG